CGTCTACGTCTTTCTTCCTGATAGATGAGTTCCTGACTAGAGAAATGACTATCAATCTTTCTCTCAACATCATTGGTCACCATTACAACTTTCTCTAAATCAATAGCACCAATCTTGTTATCAACGATACTCATTTGATTTGGGCATCCACAGAACTGAACTTTACTGGTGCTTGTCAGTTCCTTTCTACACTCTTTGCATCTGATGGTAATCATGGTTAAGCATTTAACCTCTTTTAAATAATTGAAATGGGAAATACAAGGATCGAACTTGTGACAATCTGCGTGTAAAGCAGGTGCTCTACCCCTGAGCTAATTTCCCAGGCTCCTCCACCTGGACTCGAACCAGGGACAGGGTGATTAACAGTCACCTGCTCTACCAACTGAGCTATAGAGGAATGACACTACACTTATCAGTATGCTTGCTATGGGGCATTTTTTAAACCCTAACATACTGACAGTTTGCAATAGAGTAGGACAGGGATCCTCCCTGAACATCCAAAGAGGGTTGATTCCACCAAGCATTAGTGGCACCTTTGGTTGGAACGTCTCAAGTTCCTAACGTCTCAGGCTGGATTCGAACCAGCGACCAACGCTTTAGAAGAGCGATGCTCTATTCCACTGAGCTACTGAGACAAGTGCTAGTTCCTATCGCCTCTACTCCTGAACTAGCAAGGGGAGCACAGCAGTGGTCTCTCAACCACCCTTATATTATAGACCTAAGGGAGTGGTCTGTCAACTGCCTATGCCAGAATTCCAACTGTCTGTATGGATAAATTGACTAGCATATTGATTGGAATAAGAGGTTCTATTACCATGAATACCCCAACCCAACCAATAATATGCTGCATTCATGTATATGTCAACAGTCAAACCAGGTGTCTTGAAGGTCTCTGATGCCTTAATCCATTGAGGTTCAGTATACATATATCTCAATTGACAAGTAAGTTCACTAGGATCACAGTCATACCTGCTGGCAAACTTACCTAGACCCATATACCTATTCAATGTAGTCCATTGGATTAATCCATAACCACCAGAATAACAATTCTCATATGATACTCTTGCTCCACCCTCACAAATATTAGAGAGAAACTTAGACTCTTGTTTGATGTTGCCCATCACAGTAGCAAGAGCATACTTATCTTTGATGCCTCTGTCTTGAAGAAAATCAAGAGCAACTTTTTCATTAGGAGAACAAGAAGGACACTTAAACCTTTTCCCTACTTCCATAATCTCCTTTGCTGTGTCATCAATAGATGCATTCACAGTGTTAGAGGGAACTTGTGGAGCACAGGATGCAAGGAGACTACAAGTTATGAAGAAGGTACTTAAAATTTGTCTGGACATAAGAATAAAAAATTAACTCATCAGCAAACTCAATCTACACTAGCATACCAAGGTAGGTTTGTCAACCCTCAAAATAATTTTTTCTAAAGTATCTTGATAAAATGTTTGAGTTGTAATATTTAGGGATGCCATCCATAGATTCAGTTAGGACATTATTAAGAAAGAGTTGCCTTGTCTCCTCAAAGTTCACCTTACCCTTGGTACTATGAAGGGAAAGGATTTCTCTTTTGAAGAATTCCTTTCCCTGCTTATCCACATCCTCTTTTAATTCAGGACATGAACCATAGTATTTTCTCCAATCAGACTCTTGTTTTACTTTGCGTTTCTTTCCCTTAGGCGTTCTAAAAGACCAGAAATACTTTCTCCCAATGTACTGTCGTTGGTTTGTGAGATTGGTAATGAGATAAACAAAACCAAAGTTGTCCCAAATAATGCTACCATCAAAGGGAGTACCCAAATAGATCCATGGGTTTTCATAATCAGTATCTGTATTCTTCAATGATGTTCAATACCTTGTCAAGATATTTATGTGCCATATCTCGATCCCCCTGCCACACTGTATCAGGTTCTTCGTACACATCATTTTTTAATTGAATTACACGATTCTTCAACTCTTCTTTCTTCAATTCATTCTTAGGCATAGGGGAACCTCATGTTCCCCTATTTAAGCACACATCAGAGTTGGAAACCACTGAATGTGTCCTTTTGCACATCCTGCTTGATGCCACCAACAACATAGGACTCAACCTCTGTCTCCTGTGGAGCAACTTGGAGTCCCTTAGAAGAGATCCAGTGCTGTGTCCAGGGCAGGGGATTAGCAGATGCTGCTACATCATAGACAGGTTTCAAACCAATGCCTTTCAATCTACGATTTGCAACCCACTCAACATATTGCTTAAGTAGAGCATCATTAAGACCAATCATAGAACCATCTCTGAACAGATGGTCTGCCCATCTCTTCTCTTCATTGACTGCTTTATCAAACATAGCATAGGTCCACTCTTCCTCTTCCTTCATGATCTGCTTCATTTCAGGATCATCACCCTTCTTCCATTTGTTAAGAATATTCTGAGTGATGGCAAGATGCTGATTCTCATCTCTAGCAATCAGAGAGATAATCTTTGCACTTCCTTCCATGAGTTTAAGTTCACCAAAGGCGAAAGAACAAGCAAAACTAACGTAGAACCTAATACCCTCAAGAATGTTAACGTTGGCAACTGCTCTGTAGAGTTTTCTTTTAACATCTTTGATAGTGTACTCCCTAGATGGTGAACCAATAAACTCACTGGACCACATATCACCAGTTCCCCACTGTTGAGCACTGTTGATAAACTCATCATAGGATTCAGTCACACTCTTTGCTCTCTCCATGATCCTTTCATCTGTGATGATGTAATCAAAGATGTCACTAGGATCTGGATAGATGTTCTTAATGATGTAAGTGTATGAACGACTATGGATCATCTCCATAAATCCCCACACTTCCATACATGCTTCCAGTTCAGGAAGAGAACAGTAAGGAATGAATGCCATACCAGGACCACGTCCCTGAATAGAATCCAACATGATCTGATACTTCAAGTTAGAAGTATAGATATGCTTCTGTTCTGGTCTCAATGTATGATAGTCTGCTCTATCTTTTTGAAGTGATACTTCTTCTGGTCTCCAGAAGTATCCTAACTGTTGTGTAGTTAGTTTATCAAAGATAGGGTACTTATACGAATCATATCTTTGAATTCCAAGTGGTTTGCCAAAAAACATAGGTTGTTTCTTAGCATCATGCACTTCAGAGTTGAAGACTGTCATGCCTTTAACTTCATTCATAATATTCTTACCATTAACTGGTGACACTTTAAACTGCACAGGATTCACACTCTCCCTCCTCGGCTTGTGATAGCTCATCTAATAGATTTGACAATTTGTCTGACTCTTCATCTACCACTTCATCAGTCTTGATGTCATAAGTGTTTTGGTAGTAAGAAGTCTTCCATCCATACTTATATGTAGTCAAAAGATCATTTGCCATCTGTGAAACAGGCACCTCATTATTAGGATAATTCTCTGGATTGTAACTCCAGTTACCAGATATGGCTTGATCAAAGAACTTTTGCATCACTGACACCACATTTATGTAACCTGTGTTGTTAGGCATTTCCCACAAAAGTGTGTAGTTATTTTTCAAAGTAGTGAAGGAGGGAACAACTTGCTTAAGAGGCCCTTTCTTTGATTTTTTAATGGACAGGTAGTCTCTAGGTGGTTCAATTCCATTGGTTGCGTTTGACACAACGGAACTACTCTCTGAAGGCATCTGTGCGGACAGTGTTGAGTGCCTGAGACCAAAGGTGTTGATAGATGCCCTAAGACCTTCCCAATCATGAACTAACTCCTGGTTGCTAATTTCATCAACTTCTTTTTTATATGTATCAATTGGAAGAATACCATCAGAATACTTAGTTCTACCAAAGTATTCACAGTGCCCTTTTTCTTGTGCCAGTCTGTTAGAAGACTTCAACAAATAATATTGGAATGACTCAGATAAACCATGAACAGCATCCCATGCCTCTTGAGACCCATAAGAGAATCCAAGTTTGGCAAGGTAGTGTGCCAGTCCAATGAACCCCACCCCAAGGGACCTACGTGCCTTTGTAGCAATCTCTGCTGCTCTCACAGGATACTCTTGATAGTCAATCAATTCTTCTAGACCCCTGACTGCCAGGTCACACAGGTCTTCCAGTTCCTCATCAGACTTGATCTTACCTATATTGACAGCAGACAGAATACACAAGGCAATCTCACCAGGCATCTCCTCATCAATATGATTGAGAGGATCAGTAGGCAATGTAATCTCTTGACAAAGATTACTCATGTTAATCTTATCCTTGAAGGAAGAGTGACTATTGCAATGGTCAATATTCATAATATAAATGCGACCAGTCTCTGCTCTCTCCTTCAAGAGATCTAAGAAAAGTTCTTGTGCCCCAATAGTCTTTCTTGGAACAGACTGATCTGATTCATAGCCCACATAGCAATCGTCAAATGAATCAGTACCAAAAGCATCATAGAGACCTGGTACGTCATGCGGTGAGAAGAGGCTAATCTCTCCATCCTGGATGAAACGTTCGTAGAAAATCTTTGAAAGTTGGATTGAGTAGTCAAGTTTCCTTACCCTATTGTCCTCTGTACCCTTATTATTTTTAAGGACCAGAATGTCTTCTATTTCTTGGTGCCAGATTGGGAAGTGCACGGTGGCTGATCCACCTCTAATCCCATTCTGCGTGCAGCATCGTACAGTTGATTCAAACTTTTTAAGGAAAGGAACAACACCAGTGTGCTGCACTTCTCCACCTCTGATTTTAGAGTTGATGCCACGGATTCTACCTGCATTGATACCAATGCCTGCCCTCTGTGCAACATAACGACCAATGGCCATATCAGAAGTAAAAATACTATCCAAGGTATCGTCAACATCAACCAGAACACAGGACGCAAACTGACGGAGGGGGGTACGAACTCCTGCCATGATTGGCGTTGGGATGTTGAGTTTGTGCCTTGAGATGGCATCGTAGTACCTCTTAACATAGGACATCCTAGTGTCCTTGGGATAGTTTCTGAACATAGTCAACGCAATCATGATATACATGAATTGTGGCGTCTCGTATACTTTACCAGAACTTCTATCCTGTACTAGGTATTTATCCACAACCTGTCTTAAACCAGCATATGTAAACAGGTAATCACGATTATGATCTACATATGTCTCTGCCTTTAGAATTTCTTCAAGAGAATATTTGCTGAAGATATCCTTGTCATAGACATTATCATATGCCAGTTTAGTAATATGATCTGTGAGATTAGACAGTTCATGCATCTTACCAAACAGTTGCTTCCTAAGAGAGAATAGAAGCAGTCTAGCAGCAACAAACTGATAGTTAGGATGGTCTAGATCAATTAGATCAGAAGCACTCTTAATAAGGATCTCCTGAATCTCTTCAGTTGTAATTCCATCATAAAACTGAATACCTGACGTCATTTCAACTTGACTTGCAGAGACCCCTGCAAGACCCTCACAAGCCTCAGCAACCATCAGATGCATCTTATCTAGGTCAAGTGCTTCAATTCTTCCATCTCTTTTCTTGACTTTAGTTCCGTTGGTCATATCTTTTTCCAAGTAGTAAATTTGAGTTTTGCTTCTAAACCAGAATATGTATTTGATTCTATAATACTTTGAACATTATGTCCAGACAGAATCATATCATTGATGTCTTTCTCTTCAATGTAAGAGGGCCATATAACTATTGACTGACCAGAATTGATTGATTTTGAAATCCTTTGTACAATCTCTCTGTTCCTTGGTTCGTTATCATAGATCCACACAGGACTGCTAATCCCCCAGTTACTAACATCAGCATCAGCGCCACACATTGCAATTGCATTGGCGACAAATGTGCTATCAAAGGGTCCTTCTGTAATGTAGCAACTTTCACTCTTGGTAATTGTGTCAAGTCCATAGATCTTTGGGGCATCTTCATCAAGCATTATGGTTAAGTATTTAACAGAGTTAGGAGTCAGTGCTCTGCCTTGAAATCCAACAAGATTTTTCTTGTAGAGTAGTGGGATGACAATTCTAGGCTCTTTACGTAAGAACTCATGATCCACACCTTTGAATGTACCACAAAACTCTGCAAAGTCTTCTGCATAATAAAATTTGGTGGGATCAAGTTTACGATTTTGTAGATAGGTTCTAGCACTTTCCACCTCACTGCATAGAGGAAGAAGGATCTTCTGTACAAACTTAGGTTTCTCAAAAACAATTTTAGGTTCATTAGTTACAAAATTCTTTCCAGTCTTACCATCCTTAAACTTCTCAAAAATATATTGCTTGTGCGTCTCTGAATCTACTTCCTTCAATAAATTATTAAAAGACATGCTGATGCCACAGTTGTGACACTTGAAGTTAGTATTATTCTTTACCTGGTACAGATACCCTCTTGCTTTCGTCTTATTCTTCTGTGAGTCTCCACAGATAGGACATCTGAAATTGTAAAGTGTTGGTTTTACTTTTTTAAATTTAGATAATCTAGAAGAAATCAAATTGATGTATTTAACATCAATATAATCCATGACACTACTCAAATACTCCTACTCATTGTAGTCAGAGGAGGGGGGTTTGTCAAGACCCTAGGGAAGGATGTTATGACCTTTAACCCAATGGACAATACAGCAAGACCACCCACTGCCATCCATACACGTTTTTCTAATTCACGTATTCTTTGCAGTACGAGCTGATGATCCCCGTCCATTTTATCACGGAGTTTGTCAATTTTTGCAAAGAGTATAATGTCGATGTTTTCTTGTTTGGAGATACGTTCTTCATGAACAGCAAGCATTCTGCTAACTGTAGTATTTACCTCAGATAATTTCTCTATTGCTTTGTCAATTCTAAGAACTATTGGCTTCAAATCTTCAATTTTTTGTTCTAATACAGCAATCTTAATTTGATCGTCCATGAGGTTTAAAGTATGGATTAAAATTTAATGCCTTTTTTTTATCCTTCTTATTCTTTCTCTTTTGACCTCTATCCATCAAATCCTTAATAGCTTTCTTCACATACTTATTACGACCATCAAATTTCAGAGTGGAGTCGTAACCAGCAGTAGGACCAGCAGCAGGGGAGGAGCCACTAAATCCACCAGATCCCCCAGGAGAATTTGCCACCATGCCTTCCTCAGAGACACTGAATTCACTATACATTGCTGTGCGAAATGCATCAACAAACCTATCAATCTTGCTTTTCTCCATTTGAAATCCTCTGAAGAGCCTCTAAACAATTGTCATCAACCTCAATGTCATGTATGTAAGTATGGGGGTATTCAGGTAGTTTGTCAAGAAAAATGACAAAGGTCTTGATACATGACCATAAAGAATTATCAATTTTGTAAAACAACATAGGTGTAGTTGCTTCACCAAAAATATTATACAAGATAATAAAGTGGTTAATCAAAAGGTGAACCTTAAGTTCACCTGTTGACTTATATCTTTTAAGCAATCTTTTTACGTATCTAAAGCGACTTAGATCTTTATCAAAATCCTCACGTGTTACTGCTTGAGGGTTTTCATAATGTTTAATGGCAAAGAGGAGAAAGTTCTCCTCATTCAATTCAGAAAAAAGCATTTATCATCCAGCAGTTGGATATGCAGTACCGGCAGTTGTGATGCCGGACATTGCAACTAATGTTTCTGTCTTGACTCTAAAATTACCTTCGCCATCAACATAGGTGGTAACTCCAACCCAACCTTCATGAGTAACTTTATACGAGGAAGCAACACTTCCTGCATTTGCAACTCCATAGACAAAGTTGTCTCCAGGATTGGCAAGAACAGTGCTTTCACTATACTTAGAATCAAGAATACTTGACTTAGGAAGTTGAGAAACTCCAAATATAACACCACCAATAGCAGCACCAGAGAGTGCCATTGTACTACCAATAGTACAAGATTGTGTATTTGCAATACTTACAATTACAGCATCACCAAAGTACGTAGTGGCTTTTGAACCAAAACGAATTACATCACCCTCTTGAGCAGAACCAGTCTGTCCAAAAGAAGTACCACTTCCAGTGACAATACCCGTGTCATAATCTAAGACGACAGCTCCTACGCTATCTACATTGTCGTTATTACCCCAAAGTGCCATCTTTTATGCCCTAGTAAAATTTCTTTGATATCAAATATTTATAAAAAAGAGAGACCCCATAATTGGAATCTCTCCTATGAATTACTCTTCTTCTCTTGACTTAATTGCCTTAGTAACTACTTCAAGGAGTTGATCATCCATATCAGTCTTGGTCAACTTAACTGCCTTAGCAAGAATAACAAGACAGATCTCAACCATCTTCTCACCCAGTTCTTCATTCTCTGGAATCTTTGAAATAGCATCTGTGATAATTT